GAGATACTTGCCTACTCTTGCATAAGACGTATCACATGTGATAGTTTTCTCTTGAATAGGATCATACAACCCAAGGATCTCATTATCAATCAACCCTACTAACTCCTCAACTGCCTGTGAAACATCCTTTGTCATAACCAATATGCTGTTAATTTTGGAACACCTCTGAACTTTCTGTAATCACCAATACCAACATATGTAAGTTCTATTATTGCATTATCATCACCGCCTGGCAGTATGAATGTATCACCTATTTTGTAGTTCTTACCTGCATCTACAATGGTAACATCTTGCACATCTGAGCCACTCGGTGTGACTGTGATATCTACTGTCAAGCCTGTGCCTGTGCCACCTGTTAAACTTACATTTGTTTGGTCAACATATCCAGTACCCCCACTTGTCAATGATAGTGAAACTGCCTGACCCAATGGGGGAGCTGTAGTGTATCTGATGAAATCTCTAATTGAGTTATAGGACCGTATTGCCTCATTGTAACGTGTGTACATCATGCTGAACAAAGTGTTTGCAACAGTACTGTTTTCATTATCTGGCTTTACTAATCCTATTGGAGTCATTTGGTTGCTCAGGTCTTTTACATACTCAAAATATATAAATCCTTTCAACATTTCTTTTATCCCCTCTGAGTCTATTTGGTTTACTCCTTCATATATTCCATTGAAATAATAGAAATTGTATCCCATATCCTCTGATAATGGATTGAATAAGATCAAGAAATTAGGACTTTGAGGCACATTATTAAGCAGGTCTGATTGAAACTCATTGTAAAAAGTTACACCAAACAACTGTTTCAAATAACGTGGCTCATATCTATTGATGTAATCCTGCAATCTTGCCTGGTCATACATTCCTGTAGATACTTGATATTTGCCCGTAAAATCTTGAATTGAAAGTATCATTTTATTTTATTTTTCCGTATCCTTTTTTTACCAAAATCTCTGCCTTTGAGCCTAACATTTTCCATACTTGACCTTTGCCAAGTCCAGGGAAAGTGCCATTGCTAATGAATGTATACTCAGCTTTTGGATCTAAACTCACAACCTCAACAGTTGGAGCATCAATCTTATTCTCTAATTCTACATTAGCAACCTTCTTTTTGCGTGGTTTCTTTTCCATATTGGATTAAATTTTAGTCGTTGATTAGAGCTATGTCAGTTGCTATGTCAGACTCAACAAATGCATTCACGTCATTACCTTTAATGTAAGATACCAAACGAGCCTCACAAAGGATTGTAACCATGTTACGTGTAAAGTCATCATTCTCATAACCTACTGACATGTTCATGTCTTCTCTGAACTTGATGTTGAATTTAGTGAAATCACCAACAATCATAGTACCTGCAGTGATGTTGTTTGAAGAAACAACAACCAATCCGGCAACTCTCATGTTAGCATCCCAAAATGCAGGATAAGTGTACTCACCTGTAGATGTTTTAGTCAACTCAATTTTAGCAACATCCTCTGGATTCAATACAACGTGTGTTGGAACAAAGTTAGCAGCCTCAATCTGAGCTTTACAGATACGGATTAAATCCATGATGTTAGCTCCTGGGATAGTACCTGCAAATGTACCTGCTGAAAAGTTAGGAATATTACCTAATAATCCGTTAAGGTCAACACCACCTGCACCATTTACTAATGAGAAATCAATGTTTTGCTCAATAGCTTCCATCAATTCAGTGTTGATTTCTGATCTTACGAATGCTAAGTCAGCCAACATTTCTTTTGATACTTTGATGTATGCAGCAACTTTTTTCACTTCCTCTGATACCTCTTGATATTTAACCTCTCCGTTAAATTTAGGACCAGCCTCATTAACCCATAGTGTTCCTTCACCTGGTGTTACATTTTGAGTTTGTTGGATGTAAGTAACAAATTTTGATGTTGTTGAACCTACATTAGAGATCTCTCTGATTCGTCTGATAGGTCTTGAAATTCTGTTTACTCCTGGCTCTAATACAGATAGTGCAACATTACCTGTGTAATCACCATCAATTGTAGTGTCAACTTTAACATCTAATGTAATTCTACTTCCTTTCTCAATAGATTCAGAAATTTGTTTTACATTATCAGTGTAAGTTTTAACTAATGCCTCTTTGATAGTTTTAGCTCCTTGAGCTTTTGGTGCATCAACTGCCTTCTCAGACATTGCCTCAATGCGACCTTCCATCTTTGCAATTGCTTTTTCCATTTCAGAGTTCTTTACTTCAATAGCTTTGAAGTTATCAAGCTCACTTTTTAATTGAGCAACCTCATCCTTTGTAGGTACAGTTGCCATTTTTTCAGAGAACAAACCGTTGATCTTTTCAACAACTTGCTCAGGTGTTAATTGGTTTTCCATTTTGTTTTTAAAATTAAATTAATTAAAGTTTACTAATTACCTCTGTCCAATCAAAGGTTGGTTGCTCCGGCTCATACAATTTAACAGAATGGCTTTCCGGTTCTGTTTGTGCGAGTAAAGTCAATTGACTTGATAGGAAGTTGGCTTTCATTTCTAATTCATACAAACGCTCATCTGACCCCTTTCCATTTACTAAGGCCTTGATTACTGTTTGTAAATCATCTGAAATCTTATCTATAAAAGTTTTCTTATTCTCACTCTTCATGATGCTCACCACATTGGTTAACTCATTTGCTCCAAAGGTAACTGCAGAACCCTCCCAAAGTTTAACTTCTTGCAATAGAGTAAAGCCTCCCATTGGATTGGATGTATCCTTGACAAACTTAGTCTTATCAGATACTCTTTGAAACCCAACTGAGTGCTCCTTTATGATGCCATCTTGATAGTCTCTCCATGCATCCTCACCCATTGTTGAGGTGCCTAATCTACCCACAGCAAAGAGGCCATTATCATCCTCCTCCATTTTGCTGAACACCCCAATTTGTTTCTCCCAATCATGGTGTCTTAAGAATGCTATTTTCCTGTTACTTGATGCACCTGGTCCACGTTCCTGGATAGACTTTTTAAATGCACCCTTTTGGATTACATCATTGTCACTGTCAACGTTACCAAACTTTGCTAAGTACACTGCAACCTCTCTTCTGTTGCTGTCCATGTCCTTGATCTCAAAGCCGCTTTTTATTTCATACTTACTCATACTTTTTGTGTTATCTGTCCATGCTGTTGAACATATTGCAAATCTCTGGTCATTATCATATTCAGATGCCATTGTCTCATCTGACATACATCTGCTAATGAACTGCTCCTCATTCTCATCTCCTGTTGGCTTAGGTATTGGCATTGGCTTGTGGATTAGTTATCATTGAATTGGCTGTGATACTGTCATAACCATAGTAGTTAACCAATGTATTCACAGCTGTTTGTCTATCCATTGCACCACTGCTAACTGCAGTATTGAGTCCAATGATACCATCTAACCCCCCAACAGTTCCTTTGAGGTTGGTTTGTGCCTGAGCTAATGCGGCCGCTTGTGATTCTGTTCTGTCTTGTTTCTGTAACTCAATATCAAACTCCTCTGCATATTGTTGCTGTGTAATTACCCCATCTCTAAGCATGACACTGAATGTATCTACTTTGGTTTTCTCTGCAGTTGCTTTCTGATTCTCATCATCCTGTAAGATTGGTAAGTGATCAAAGTTAGCCTGTAGATAGTACTGACCTTGCAAACCCCATTGAGATATCATTGAGTCATAGATTTGCTGTGTCTCAGGAATGATTGTATCAGTGTAACACATCCGGATTGAGTCTCTCACATTGGTAAATGTCGCACCTTTCTCACTTGAGAATAGATTGTAATTCAATCCAAATGCATCAATGATTGCCAACTTATCCTCTGTAAGCTCCTCAAATAACATGAGATCCCTTGTTGGATAACTCATTGGCTGCCAATTTACATTGGATTCAGTGATAATTAACTCATCTTTTTGCCTTCTGTACCAATCTTTTTGTATCTTTTGACGCTCCTCTGGGGTCATTGGGATAGCTCCTCCCATGTCATTACTCTGAGCAGATAGGATTCCAATAGCTCCAAGGTTCTCAAGTAATACATTACGCTTGTTATAGCTTGCCATGATGTTAGATAGAGGTAATCTCAATGAGTCTATCCTTGAGATAGGTCTAACTATGTTCATTCCATCCGCTGTGGTCAAGTAAACTGTATCATCAAAGGTAATTGTCTCCTTAGATCCATCATCATAAGTGAACTCAAATGAAGTAATGAGGTCATTAGCCTCCATTTGTTTGAGCTTTTTACCACTCAGATTGATTCTAACCTTGTTATTTGGCAGTGTTATGATTAGATTCCTAACTCCAAATGATCTCAATGGACAGTAAGCAACCACATTAGAGTATAATGCATCCTGTACACTCATTGAATATACCACATCTGACCATGACTGCACCCCATTAGGCTTATTGATTAGGTCATTAATCCAATGATCAGTGACTAAGTTCCCATCCTTATCATACAAAGTAGGTATGTTTGTACTCATCATTGTGGCTCGCTTATTTACAACACTCCTTAACTCAGGAATATCAATAAACAGCCTCCATGCATCACCTGTATCTAACCAAACAGCCTCTTTTTTACCCCATATCTGTATTGCAGGAGGGAAGATTTGCCTTGTTAAGTTACGATACCGGTCTGTATTGGCATAATTATCAACAAATGCACTAATGAAATCAAATGCCATTTAATAATGTTTTGGCAAATATAATAAATAATTACATAACAAAAAGGGGGTCTGATTAAGCCAACTGTCTGAACATGGATTGTGCAAAGATGGCCAACCCGGCTAAGCAATCTGGTGCATCATCATTCTTATTCTTACCCTCCTTACTGAAATGCAGTACATTCTGAATGAATAACTCACTTTCAGGAGTGCCATTGTTGACAAATGTAATCCTTTGCTGTATCCAAACAGATTGCATTATGATCCTGGTTATCTTATTCACTGAGTTGTGAACAGGTAATATCTTTGTGTTAGTTTGTTTCTGCAATCCTCTTGCAAACATGGCACCCATGCTATTGGATTCCACCCTGCAATAGGTAACATTCCATTGATTGAGCTTTGCTGCAATGAGTGGCATGGTCACATCTGTATTTGATTTGTTGAACACATAGTCAACCAGATAGAACTCATTACCTGCCACTGCTAATATTGCAAATGCTGTGAAATCTGCTCCCTGGTCTGCCACATCACAGTAAGCAATGCAACCTTGAACTGTACTTTTGATTGAATTAAACTCAGTTAACTGCATGGTTTTAAGGTCATTGAATAACCTACCTTGAATATCTACAGGGCTCTGCATGTATTCAGCCTCCCAAATGGATGGCTCAGTACGTTTCTTTTTAGTCAGATACTCATCTGTAGTCATGACTGATTCACAGAATGATTTGCCATCTATCAATGCAGGAATGACAATGGATCTATCATAGATGCCATCATTCATTTGCCTGCCTATCACATCATTGAGTGACCAACGTGTGCCTATGTCAATCCTCTTGCATCCAGATTCAAACCTTGAGTCATGTGTTGCCTCCTTCCATTGAATGATTCTCTCATTCTGAGTATCTGATAATGCCTGTTCTAATCCTGTGTAAAGGTCATCTGTTACTGCTATGTTGTCAGCTCCAAATCCAATGATAGTACCTCCAACACCTGCTCCAAAGTAACTCACCTGCTTAGCGTAATTGGTGT